TGAGATCGTCCTGACACAGGGTGAGAAGCGCCGGAAGGATCAGGAATATTACCGGCTGAATATCAGACCCAACGACAACGAGACTGCGACGGACTTCTGGTTCAATGTAGCGCGGGAGCTGGTCGCGACGGGTGACTGCGTCGTGGTCCGCATGTCCAATGGCAAGTATTACCGGGCCAACTCGTACCAGATGGACGACTATGTGCTGTTTGGCAAGACCTACAGCAGCATCGTCCTGACCGACGGGTACAACGAGATAACGCTGCGGTATGGCGTCGGCTCCGACGACATCATGCACTTCAGATTCGGCACTGAGAAGATGAGGGCATTTACGAAGAACGTCCTCGGATGCCTCGACGATGCGCTTGACGCGGTGCGGTCTCTTGAGACGATCGCGAACACGCCGCTGCTCAAGTACAAGGTCGACGCAAACCTGCAGTTCCGGAGAAGGACCGCAGACGGGAAAGAGGTCCGTCTGACGCTGGACAATGTCCTGGATGAGTTCAAGTCGAAGATCGACGGCAAGAAGCTCGCGATCCTGACCGAGCAGACCGGCACGTCCCTGGAGTTCATGGACGTGAAGAAGCAGGTCACGGCTGCAGAGGTGGCAGCGCTCGCGGACACGATCAATAAGGAGTGCGCCGCGGCCTACGACATCCCCCTCGGCGTGTTCAACGGCCAGATCACGGAGCAGTCAGACGCGACGAACGAGTTCATCACGTATGCGGTCAGTCCCGTGGCGGAAGTGATCAACGACACGCTGAACGCGAAGCTCGTCGGCCAGGCTGACTATATCAAAGGCGAGCGGGCCTTCGTGTGGCTGGCTCACTTCAAGCACATCGACGTGATCGACGCGGCGAACAGCCTCGACAAGCTGAGGGCGATCGGCTTCACGCTTGACGAGATCTTTGAAATGGTAGGGTATCCCGCCCTGAATACGGAGTTTTCCACAACCAGGGCGCTTACTAAGAATTACGCGACGGAAGGACAGGAGGAAAGCGCAGAGCCGACGGGCGGCGCCGATGATCCTGCTGAGGAATCCGTAAGAAATAGCAACCGTAAACAGAGCAAACACAAGGAAAGGAGGGAAAGACGGAATGTCAAAAACTCCGAATAAGTATTTTCAGCTCGTCCATGACAATGAAAGCACGACCGCGGACCTGTACATCTTCGGCGACATCTGCGCGTGGGCGTGGCAGGAGATGGGAGAGCAGTCAGGCGTAACAATCGTCAATCAGCTGAAAGAGCTGGATGTGGACACGATCAACGTACACATCAACAGCTACGGCGGCGACGTGGCAGAAGGCCTCGCGATCTACAATGTGCTGCGCGAGCACAAAGCCCAGATCGTGACGATCTGCGACGGATTCGCATGCAGCGCAGCGTCCGTGGTCTTCATGGCCGGCGACCGGCGCGTTATGCAGCCGGCATCGCTTCTCATGATCCACAATGCGTGGACAGTGGCGATGGGCAATGCCGCACAGCTTCGGAAGACGGCCGACGACATCGAGACCATCACGCAGGCATCTGTCGAGGCTTACAAGAAGGTCGCCACGATCTCCGAGGAAGAGATCAAGGCACTCATGGACGCCGAAAAATGGATCCTGCCGAAGAACGCAGTCGACTATGGCTTTGCAACCGACATCGACGACGAAGACGACGATGATGACGGGCCGAAGCAGTCCGCTTTTGGCGTGATCATGCGGAAGCTGACAGAACCGGCCGCAGTCCTGGAGTCGCGGGAAATCGAGGTCAATATCGACGTCGATAAGCTCGCGAAAGAGCTCACCGAGGTGCTGATGAAAGGAACAGAAACACCCGAACAGCCCGAGCCGAAGAACACCGGCTGGGCAGAATATTTTGAAAGGAGAACCAAATGAGAATCGATAAGACTCCACTGAATGAAGAGACAAAAGCAAAGATCGTCCAGATGCTCAATGATGCAGAGGACAAGACCGTGGCCATCACTGAGGCTATGGAGATGGTGATCAGCGAGACACAGAGCGCTCTGATCGACCAGGTCGTTCGCGAGGCCAAGAGAGCCGAGCAGGATGCGGAGTACAAGAAGAGCCTCGGCCTTCGCCCGCTTTCCGAAGCTGAGAAGAAATTTTATGAAATGCTCAAGGGCGGCGCAAAGCAGGCCCTCACCGCGGCACAGATCGACATCATCCCCGTCGAGACCATCGACAAGACTCTCGAGGATGTCCGCACTGAGTACCCGATCATGGACCTGATCACATTCGCACCTGCAAACGTGAAGCACTGGCTGACCGGCTCTAAGAGCGGCGCGGCTGTATGGGGATCCCTTGCATCTGCGCTTTCCAACACCGCCGAGCTGTCCGCTACACTTACCAGCCTGAACATCGAAGTCGGCAAGCTGTATGCTTACTGCATCATCCCCAAGTCCATCAGGGACCTCGAGATCGGCTACGTCGACAAGTACTTCCGTGCGATCCTGCAGGAAGCTATGTATGACGGCATCGCTGACGGCTACCTCAACGGCACCGGCAAAGACGCTCCCATCGGCATCCTGAAGCAGATCAGCGTCACCGGCCAGGATGGCACTCACACTGCTAAGACTGTAGCACAGACCCTGACAGGCTTCTCTCCGAAGCAGCTCGCTCCCGTTCTCGCGGCTCTGTCCAACGGCGGCAAGCGCGCAGTCAGCGAGATCGTAGTGGTCGCGAACCCTGCGGACGTTTACAACTATGTGAACCCTGCACTGTATGGCGACAGCATCTCCGGCGGCTACATCACCAAGAGCTTCATGCCTGTAACTGTTATCGAAGAGCCCAAGATGGCCCAGGGCGTCGCAGCCATCACCATCAAGGGACACTACACCATGGGCTTCTCCGGCCTGAAGGTGCAGGAGTACACAGAGACCAAGGCCCTCGAGGACGCGGATCTTCTGATCGCCAAGGTATACGGCAACGGCCGTGCGGACGACGACAGCGTAGCTTATGTCTTCAACGTCACTAAGCTCGCCGAGTATGTTCCTACTGTCAAGACTGTCGCAGCGCAGTAATTAAGGAGGGCGGAGCCTGAATGACTAACGAACAGTACGATATACTGGCCGAGGAGATCAGGGCGGACAACCAGGTTCCGCCCTATACTTCTGACAATGTAATCATCGATTCGATCGTCAAATGTGAGCGGCGTCTCAATATGCTCAAGCCGGGCACGGATTTTGAATAAGATCTTTTGGGGCGCGGTTTCCTCAAAGATTTTGTTTACTACGACATGGTCCACAGGTTCGAAGAGTTCCTGCAGAACTACGGCCCGGACATTCGTGCGTGGCAGCTTTCCGAGGAGGTGGCCGATGCGTCTGAATAAGATGGCAGCGCTCCCGGAGTACACGGACGGGTGCTTTAAGCTGTACGACATCGTCGACAGTGGCGGAGAGCGGATGATCAGGGAGCGCGGGATTGGTCCGGTGTGGTACAGAGACATCGGCATATATGACCGCACGCGGATCACGTTCGAGCAGGCCGATAAGGAAGTGACCATGAAGATCCGGATCCCGAAATGGGGCGGGATCAGCTCGAACTGCGTCTGCGTGATCGACGGCGTGCAGCATAAGGTCTACAACAAGGCCGACGTGCTTTCCAATCAGGGCTATCTTGAAACGGAGCTGACCCTGGTCAATCCAACGATGGATTATGAGGTGACGACATGACCAAAACAGAGCTCGTAGAGCTGATTAATAGCACAGGCATTACAGCCCGCGAGAATGAGCTGTATCTGGAAGACCTGAAAACATTTCCCAAGATCGCATACTGGGAGTACATCATCGAGGACGTTATGGCGTCAGGCGATGATTATGAAACAGTTGTGACCTATCAGGTGTCATTTGCTTCAAGGACCGCAAGGCCCGCAGAGCTGCTGACGCTGAAAAGGGCTTTCAACGACGCCGGCTATCATCCCGTCATCTATCATGAGACACTGCCTGCGACTAACGGGCCCGCATGGCATCACTACTACTTCCGGGTAGAGATCACGGAGGATATGGACGATGGCAGCGGGACCTGAAGGCCTTGAGAAGTTCATGGATCTCCTCGAACAGTATGAGAAGGCTGCCGATGAGAACAACATCGCAGATGTGCTTATGACTGCGGGCAATGCGCTGGCGGAAGACGTCCAGAGGCTCCCTAAACCGCGCAGAAGGGGCGCAGGCTACACGCACATGCTTGACTCTGTACAGGCGGCCCCCTCCGGAAAAGACGCCGTGCTCGTCTCCTGGGGGCAGTTTTACGGAAAGTTCGT